GCAAATATGCACGTATTGTATCAGTACGGAGGCCCGGGGCCGGATGTAACATTATTGTATCTGGATAATCCAAGCCTGCAAGTGATAACATTATCAGCCGCAACCTCTGATTTGGGATATAATCAGGCATTAATTGTCCAGAACCGATTACGGTTTGTATCGAGTATGAATTTACCTACGTCCACAGGTAGTTATTACGTTTTTATCCAGCCAGTCCAGTCACCCATTGCAATGGGACTGGATTCTGACAGGCGTATGCAGTGGTCACAAAATTTCCAAATTAAAATGTCTTATTAAGGAGTGTAAAGATGGCACAACCAATTTTAACATCAACGAATGTAAATAGCGGGTATGGAACGGTTTTATCCTTTTCAACAGCTGGGAGTACTGGCACATTTACTCCGATAGCAGGTATTCAGAACCTTGCCGTACCCACAAAGAGCGTAAGTATGATAGATGTTACATACTACGGAAGTACAGAAGATTATGACCAGACCTTGCCCGGTGGGATATTCAAGCATGAAGATATGACCATGACCGGGTGTATGATTACCTGTTCGTCTTTCTTCTCCGGCACAGGCACGTTTGAAATGTGGGACATGAAAACATGGCTTGAAGATGGGCAAAGGATAGGATGGAAGATTGAAATAGGTACTACGGCATCAACAATGAATGTCTATTATGGCAATGGGTATATAACTGCCTTTGCACTTAAAACACCTCTCGATGGTGTGGCAACATTTGATGCAACGCTGAGTATTACCGGAAAACCATCCTTCGGGGATTCAACGTAGGTGAAATAAAATGGCAACGTTAAGTGCAAGAAATTCGTTCGGGACATATATCTCATTTGCAGGTACTACAGCTGGAACACCAGTGGGAATTGCGGGCATACTCAATGTATCTCCTCCAAGCTTCTCAAAGGATGTTTTGGATATAACAAATCACGGGACAACCGATGGGTATACCGTAGTTATCCCTTCAAAAATGGGGAAAACCGGGCCGGTTCAGCTTCAGTGTATCTATCTTACGTCATCTTCAATGATGTCTGATACAATTCTGGATGCATTTGAAGGCAGAACGAAAGGGACTATGTACCTTGTAGTTGGTGGAAGCACGGTTATGGCACAGATTTCCATGGAAGGATACGTTATAAAATACGGTCTGACCGCTCCTCTCAATGATAAGGTTACGTTTGAGATGACATTCAAGCCTACGGGCACTCCGACAGTAGCAACCGCAACCACTGGATACTAACCCGGAGGTTAAAATGCCGTCCGGCACATGGACAATATAATTTTTTGTTATGCATACCTGTGGATAGAAATGTATTCTACACTCTTGATTATGGATAAACCGCGTCACCTGCGATTCACATTTGATATCATGTCAGAGCTGGAGCAGGCTATACCCGGTGGATTTATGAGCATATTCCAATTCCCGTCTACCGGGGAAAGTGGTCTTTTAGTATTACGTGACATTTTATATGCTGGGTTGAGGTGGGAAGATCCATACCTCACCCAATCCAGAATAGGCGAAATGTTACTGTATGACGGATACGATACAATGTTTATCTGGAAAAAGGTGTATGATGCCCTCGTCTATGATCAGTGGATTACACAACAGTCTGAAGAAAAACAAACAGGACAATCAGGACAAAAACAGGACAATCCGATAACAATACTCGAAATGCTTGATAATATTGAGGTTATTGCATACGGGACGATGAGGCTCACTCCCGCTGAACTCTACGCGCTCACTCCGCGAGAGTTTAATATAATGTTAGAAAATTTTGGTGAAGTAGAAAATCAACGAGTGGGACTTATCTGCGCAACCATCCTGAATTCACAGGGTGGTAAGAAAGGCGGAGAGCCGTTTACTCCTGACGATTTCTTTAAGCCTAAAAAGCCAAAGATTATGTCAGACAAAGAAATTATCGATGTATTATCTGTGCTGGTAGGGAGGAAGCTATAATGGTAGATGCTGGTAAAGTTGAAGTAGAAGTTGGAATGGATGCCACTCCGTATGAGCAGGGTGGACAAAAGGTTATACGAACCAATGAGGGCATCCTTCGCAGTTACGAAGATTTCAAAAAAACAGTTGAAGATGCCGGATTATCTATTGATGAAACCACCGGCAAGGTAGTAGAATCTACCAAAGCTACGAAAGAAGCTGACAAGGCTACTGGTGGATTAAACACCGCAATGATCAACCTCTCCTCCGGGTTGTATGTAGCTGAGAAAGGATACGATTACCTTACCAAAATCTACAACCAGTTTATCGGCTCTACCATGGCACAGGTATCCGCTCTGGAATCTCTCCAAAGACAGACGGGGATGACGTGGCAGGAAACGCAGAGGTGGAAGGAAGTTACTGAAGATTTAGGCGTGGATATGGGATATCTCGCTTACTCAATGCGTAACTTCTCTATCCACATGTCACAGGCCACTGTAAAAACGTCTGAAGCTGGTAAAACTTTCAAAGACCTTGGTGTTGAGGTGAAAAACTCCAATGGCACGATGCGCAATACAAATGAGGTATTCATAGATACCCTGTCAGCACTCCAGAAGATGCCAAATGAAACCCGGCGCAACCAGATAGCTATGCAGCTCTATGGACGTTCGTGGTTCGAGCTGTCAAAGCTGATGCAGGAAAATGTAGATATCAAGAAAAGACTTGCTGAAGCCGATCCTGTAATGACAGAGGCGGAAAAAAATCAGGTAAAAGCTGCAACACAGGCATTTCGTGACTGGAATAACTCAATGGATAGATTGACCACCACCATTGGTGTCCGTCTTATGCCGATGTTTACGGCACTGATGAATTTCCTGAATAACAGCCTCCTGCCAGCAATAATAGGAGCTCTTGACAGGGTTGAATACTTGGGATACAAATTTGCTCATATAAGTGAAAAAATATCCTTCAAAGAATACGTGACAGGACGGGACGCGTACCGTGCCAGTCAATTAGCAGGAGAGGCGGCCATAGATACACAAAATGAATTAAACGATTCTATGGAAGAAGGCAATAGGATTCGTGACGAGGCACTTGAAAAAGATAATGCGTGGCTGACTTCCTTCTTAAATAAATCCAGAGGATATACACCGGAAGGTGAAGTATTAGCCGCTGGAGAGAAAGGAGAATCTGTCCAGAAACAGGCAACAGATATACTGGGACTTCTTAAAGACTTAAATCTTGGCGTTGAAGCTAATGAACAAATAACTGGAAAGTTATTGGCAAACGCAAGAGAGAGGATGGTCTTACTCTACAAGGATATTCACGGTATTAGTTATAAGCAGTTTACTGAACAGACGAAACTTATCAACGAGGCTGAAATTGCTGAAATAAATTCCCATGCAACTGCTCTGGCATCCTTAATGACACATCTCAAAGATAAGACAAAACTCAATGAAGATTATGTCGATGACATGAGAAACTTGCAGGAAGAAGCTGCACAATACGAAGAATTGATTTTTGCCACCAAGAACCAGAAACTCATGGATATGTGGAATGACCTGAAGAGCAAAATTGAAGCCGGGGATATCGATGCTCTTATTACTATTTCACAGAAATATCAGGAAGTCAAGGGAGGAGCGCCAGCTGGTGGATGGCCAGCTGGTGGTATAACAAAGTTTGGGCCAATGGGATGGGAAGGCTCTGAAATGGCATCTTTCTTCAAGACTGCCATGAAAGTCTTTGCTGATCAGGGCATTGAAATAACACAGGAGATTTACAACCAGATACTACAGGCGTGGGGTACTGGTCAGTTAATACCCGGTCAGCGTCTTGCAAATCAGGGGCCAGAAGAAAGCTTGGCAAATACAAAAAAGCCTGTTGTAGTGGATATTGAAAAACAGGAAGCTAAAATAGAAAATGCAACTGTTACTGGAACTGGATGGAAATTCACAGGCGAGATTCAGACAATAGAATCATTGAAAGATACTAATATCACGTCAGAAAGTGCCATTATCAATCCGTTAGAGGCATCCATCACCAATGAAAAGGATACTACTATCACAGGGCAGGGAGATGTTATTTTACCCGGACTTAACCTCACTGTTCAGATGCCACAGGGTAAAGAAACAACTGCAC